TGAAAATTATGAAATAACAAAACTCGATATTAATAGAATTTATAGATATTTGGAAAAATATACAAAGGAAAACGCTGCTGGTACAACTGATAAGGAAATTGAAAATGAAGAAGAGGAAGAAGAAATTGTTGAAGAATAAGTATTACAATTTTTTCTTTTAAATTAATTAAAAAATAATATTATAATTTTTAAATATTATTTTCTATATATTATTTTTTATACATTGGAAGCTTTTTTACCTGACTAAAACACTGCTTCCCGGTTTTTTCTTCTCCATATCGTTCAATAGAGTTGTTCTCTTGTAATCCCAACCCTCCCTCGTCTCATCACTTACAGTACTATATAAGTAAGACTCATAATGGCTTGGTGATGTAAAAAACAAAGTGGGGACCTTATACTTGCCATCACATTCACCGGTTGACAGTCTAACTGAGAAAAACAAATGCTCAAATTTGCTACCAACAGTGTAATTGTAATATTCACCCGTCTCGGCATTTCTAATACGGTCTCCTGTATCACCACTTGTATAAATACCTATTTGCTTTTTTTTGTAAGTAATAATACCACGGCGCTCAAAAGGTGCGGTTCTATAAATTAAATGGAAATTCTTATCAGACATTCTTAATTTAGTCAACTCATTGTTATCATCGTTGTTTAATTGGTCAGTTTCGGTTTCAATCTCGTTACTCATTTCACTTAGTATACTATAAATATATGAGTTCTTTTTAAGTATATTTATTAATTCTTTTTTAATAATATACCTATTTGCCTATTTAATTTTGCTCTGCTATTTAATTTTGCTCTGCTATTTAATTTTGCTGTGCCGTAGAATTCCTTTTAAACTGAATTTGCTCCATTATTATTTTTTTTAATTTATCCTCTAAATAGTTAACCTTTTCCTTCAATTGATTATTTTCCATCGAGAGCTCTTGAACCATAAACGTTAATTTATCGATTTTATCTTGTGCCATTTGAGGATTTACATTGGTTAGCTTGTTAATTAAATTATTGTAATCATTTTGCTGTTTAATTTGGTCTTGAACCATTTTCTCTCTTGTCTCTTGTATTTGAGCTATTTGCTTAGTAACATCTGGCTTATTTTCAGGCAATCCCGGCTCATAATTGTCTAATAGTTTATTTATATCTTCCATAAAAAACTGTAAAACAGCGGGTTCTTTTACAAAATCAGAAGGTTTTAAAGGTGTATCCTTGATAAAAGAGTTTGGCATCTGAGTCAATAATACCTTTTTATCAAACGAATTATGATTGTGTGAAAAGACCAATATTGATTTCATCGGATCTAATTGAACAAATGGAATCTTATAATCTTTTAGAAATTTCTTCTCTTCAGCAACAGTCGCGTTTTCATCAAATCTTGTTTGTTGTAATAATTCCTTTCTAAATGCAAAAGTTGCCGCCGTTGCGTGATTCGGGCCATACGGACCAAATTGATACATTTTGTCAATATGTTTAAAATATATATACATAGTACTTGATCCAGCACATAATGCTTTTGGGTTTTTTTGTAATGTAGTTACTGCGTGACTGATTCTTTCCGGTGGATAATAATCGTCGTCGTCCATATAAATAATTATATCACCCTTCGCTTTTTCATTTGTTATATTTCTTTTCTTACCGAGAGAGAATTTTTTATCATATTTAAAATATTTCACTTGTGGTATATGTGATACCAAATCTTCAATTTTGTCAGTCCCATCGTCGACAATAATCCACTCTATTTTATCCTTTGGATAAGTTTGATTTTCAAAACATTTTATCATAATTGGGATAAAAGGACGCCTATTAAATGTTGGCGTACAAATACTAACAAATGGTGTTTTATCTAATTTACCGTTTTTTTTCATTATGTAAATACAATATCAAAATATGTTTATATTGTATTTATTTTATTTAATTTTTCATTTATTTCTGTAGTTTTTTTAATTCCTTTAAAATATTAAAGTTGCCGCCTACTTGTACTGATCTCGCTTTTACAGGTGTTCCTACCACTTTTATCGGCGCAGCTGTTCCACTTGATGATTTTCCAAAAATTTGTGTCATATTTAAACTCGGTGGGTTTTTATAAGTTTCTATAAGCTTATCCATATAATATAAAATGAGGATTGATAATACAATAGAAACAAACCCAGCAACTGGTCCTAAGTAGTTAAAAAATATGCTTATCATATGTAAGCATAAAAATAAAATTAATGTTCTTGGATAATTTTCCAAAAATCCCGCTAAAATATCACCAGCACCTACAGGACCGTTTACACCATCTTTAATATTGCCAATTACTTCACCTTTGTATAAAAGAAATGATAATGAAACAAAAAATATTATTAAAGAACACGGAATTGCTATAGGAAATACAAAAACAGCGCAAAGAATCAAGCCAATAAAAAGGACGAATATTGTCCAATAACCAATTAGTTCCTCTATTAGAGTGCCGTTATTTCTTATAAATATTGGCAATGATGTAAGCCAAGTAAATATGGCATATATCCAATTACAAATAAATAAAATAAGAAATGTAAAACCCAAACATAACGGTCCTAATAACATTATAACTATCTGAGGAATACCTAATTTATTTATAAATTTCAAAATAAGTTGTATAAATGAATAATTAAATGAAAATAATGATTCGTAAAAGGTAATACAAAAATCAAACATATGTGAGGACCAGGTTTCAGACCCAGCATATTTTCTTTTTTTATTTCGCAAACTATCAATAAAAAAGTATTTTAAATTATCTGGGTCGTTCGGAAACTGTATTGTTGCTTTATCGCCAAAAATGTGCACTGGTTTCGTTTTTAGAGAGTTAACAGCGCTTCCCTCAAAGGGAGGTAAATCAGTATCTGTTGGCAGTTCACAGGAAGACGATATTACAGAAGCATATACAATCCAACTGCCTATTTTATAATAAATATAAACACCAAATAGTCCCATGACAAAAGCCCCTATTACGCCACCAATGTTATTATCTTTTTTACTACTTCCTTCATTTTCTTCTTTTTTTTCATCAATAGTTGAAGTATCATTTGAATCTGACATTTTACTTATATTAAAAAGATATAAAATTTATTTATAAAATTAATTCTATGTATATCAAATATAAATTATTGTTGAGTATTTATTTTTCTAAATAGGATGCTTTAATTTCTCTCTAATGATAGTTTAAAATTTCAAGGGTAAAAAATAAAAATATAAATAAATAATATATGACATTAACAAAAGATACCTATTATATATTATTTTTAGCAGTTATAAGTTTTTTATTGATTGTTTTAACATTTTATTGGATTGATTACCTTTCAATAAATAAATATATTGTAGAAAGTTTTCAGCAGTTAAACAATTCTACAAGTCACACTGTAGATTTGCCCTTAACCACCACTTATAGTTGTAAAAATATGTGCGGACCTCAAGCCAGGTGCTCTATTACAGGTCAACAATGTACAGCGGATATCGATTGTCCAGGTTGCCAACCTAAAATAAGTGGTGTCAAAACTCAAAGCGGTACTAAAAATGTTCCTGGTAATAATGATGCGGGTAAGCTTACCGTTGGCGTCACACCTCAATATTCTCCTTTGACAAGCGATATGGGGACAAAAGCGCTAAAAATTTCAGGTAAGGAGTTTTCGAAAACACCATCACCTACATTCGGTATAAACACTTGGCGCGACGACTTTGACGCTGAGCAAAAATTATTTGATAAAAGATATAAACCTCCGAATGATATAGAATTTATGCCTTCATACCCGCCACGTTATAGCGTTACAGGTGACTTTCTTGAAAATGGTCCATTGGCTTCAAATGCTACACTAAATTAAATACCATTATGTTTATCAATTATCACATTTTTTGCTATATTTTTAATGATTTTGTCTTCTTTTTCCAAATCATTATCTCCTTTACCTCCCATTGCTTCAATAATAAGCTTATCATATGTAGTTGAGAATCTGGATTCACTTTTTTCACAACCAGGATACTTTGTTTTAAATTCCTTTAGTAATTTGGAATTCTTATGCGTCACGTGTTTAATCACCTTTCTCATTTTTTGTTTAGTTTCATTTTCCTTTTCCCATTTATCTTCATCCTTTACATACATTATTTCTCTCTTTGAATCAGTACAATGAACTGGTCTTTTGGTCTCATCGAGAGAATTTAAGTTACTAACAATTATTTTTGAAATACCTTCTACAAATCCCAGCTTTCCAACATTTTCCAAATCACATAACTGTAACTTTATTGAATCGACAAAATCCATAATATTCATCGCATCTTTGCAAGTCTCGTTTAAAAAGAATTGTAAGTTGAATGTTTTATTATGTGAATTAATATTGCTATGTAAAATATTAGTATTTGAACTATTTTTAGATAGCTCCATAATAGTTTTACCTTGTTCTATCATTGCTTTACTTTGTTCTATTAATAAGTTTTTAAACTCGTCATTTTGTTTTATCAATTGAACAAGTATATTTGAATCCGTTATATCAATATTATTTAAATCATTATTAATATTTAAGGTTTGGCATTTTTTTTTATGATTAAATAAACTCTGACGGTGTTTGTAGGTATTACCACACTCACAAATAAACTCATTTGTTACGGAGGCATTTTCGGCATTTTCTGCGTCAGTATTTGTCAGTATTTTGTCAGTATTTTTGTGTTTAGATGTCATTAAATGTTTGTCATAATTAGATTTTTTAGAGCATATGAAGTTACAATTTTCACAGTGGAATTTTTTGGCATTTTTTGGAGCTAAAATGTCAGTCATTGTCAGTATGTATTATACTTACAGAAAAAATGCCTAAATATTTTTTTATTAAAATAATATTTTTATAATTTCGTAAAAAAAATTTATCGTCACATATTTGAAAAACTTTTTTCAATGGTCTTACCTTAATTTTTTTTATGGTCTCAGCCTTTTCTCTAATTTTTAACATTTTTTTTTTCCCAAAAGTATTTCGGATTTTCAAAAATGGACATTTATAAATGTCCAAAATCGAGTTTTCCAAAATAATCTTGGATTTTCGAAAAATATGTGATTTGTCTTCACTCAAAGTGAACGTTTTTTCACTATTTTTAAAATGGTTCCTTACATATTGTAGTGAATGGGTCTTTTTCTTTAAGTATAAAATATAATTTATTATATTAAAAATCATATTTTGAAAATTTAAGTAGCGTACATAAGACCCGCGTTGCCACCAACAAAGACAACCATATTGACTCTCTCTTCCATCACATATAAATCATAATTGTATTCATAGATGCGCCAAGACGGCTTATTTACACCTATTATTTCGCCCGTATCTGGATTGCAAATGGTCAATACCTGAGCATAAGGATCTGTCGGCGGATTAATTGTTGAAAACTCAAATTCAACATTTGTAAATCTGCTCATATTCATAGCACCGGATGGCTGTAGCGAATAAGGCGATGTATCTAAACAAAAATTATAGCAATATAGACCATCAGGAGCAAAACCATCTGTCCTCGTGTATTTTTCAACATAATTATAAACTCCAGCAGGCAACATATTTTCTCTGTATTGCCCGTCCAATAAAATACCCAATGACAACAAAATTTGCTTCAGATTTTGCTGATTATAAACACCTGTTATTGCCAATCCCGATAAAGTGCCATCTGGATTTTGTCCGGGACCAAGTGTTGACGATACAGGAGGTATATATGGTGCTGGTGCTGGATTCGGATAGTTACCAGCAGCAGGAGCAGGAGTAATATCAAGCGGCATATAATTATACGGCCAATTTGTATAATTAGACCATTCATTCCTCAAATTAACATCGCTTCTTTGAAAATAAAACATCCAGCTAATTACCATACCAATAGAATCTATTTGCACCTTATTTTGACCAGTGATATTATAATAAGGTTTCTCATACACTTGCTTAATTAAATATTTCTGCTCGTTTTTAGCAAAGAGTGTAGATTCGTCATTAGAGAGAAAACAATATGTACAATTTAAATTAATATCCGCATTCCAATTAGTTCGTGTATCAACATAAGATGTGGGTCCAAGTGTTTCATCTGGTGGCGTCTGTAAAAATCGATAAAACTGCATATAATATTGATTAAAATTGGGCGCAACATATGGAAAATTATTGTTGTAATCCAATACATCACGAATCCTAAAAAGCTGATTAATTGGTTTAAATGTGACACTTATTTGTAATTCATTGTATTGTAAAGATACCAAAGGAAACGCATTTTGCGTTCTAAGGTTAAACCAAGCACCGAGCGGAATATACAATACTTTTCCCATAATAGATGGTTGAGCACCAGCCGGATTCGGCGACCCACCAGGTAAACTGGCATAAAACGCGTTTGGATATGAATTCACGTGGGTACCCGCATTTCCAGGGTTATTTAATTCAGGAACATTACCAATCATAGTATCAAATAATGCTCTTTTAGAACCAGTATAATCTCTTTGTACAGATGCTAATATGTAGCGACCTGAATATTCTTGTAATTTCTGATTACCGCAAGTAATCG